AAGTACTGAAATATCTTATGATACTAGATGTTGGGAGGAACTATGACAAACAAAATAAATGACGAGACATTAGAGCGACTGTATGAAGATGTAGTTGCAGATGATGAGGCAGGTCTGATAGATGATGTTATAAATAATGTAGCATACTTGAATGGACTACATGCTGATGATGATAGAGATGAGATACTACAGCTCATAGCAGAAGAAGAATTTTATACACAGTTTACTTAGGAGGTAACATGACAAGAAGAACAGAAGGAACATACTTAATAGAAGTAGAAAGACATTACATAGCAACTATAGAGGTTGATGCAGAGAGTGAAGCACAAGCTATAAGGTATGCAGGTAGTGATGAGAACCAACACATAGCTAATAGAAATGAAGATTACTTTTACAACTTTCAAGACTTGCTACATTCTTCAGAGGTTGTAAGGTTTGAAGGCATAGAGGAGGAATAATATGGGATATGAGGACTTAGCAAATATAAATAGAGTGATAGAGTTTATACATGAGTATAAGAACTGTGGATTAAAAGAGTCTGGAAAGCTAGATAACTCTAATCTTACAGAGACTTTAGCTTTATTAGAAGTTGTAAGAGAAGAATTAATAGATAATATATAGGAGTAAGCATGGACGAATTTAGAAAAATAGTAGATGATTTAATTGACAATCATTACAGGAGACAATACCTTATAGGTACAGAAGTTGATGAGAGTGAGTACCTATCAGACATAGAGGAGGAAGATGATGACATATAAACAATGGTGTAATTTGAGAGAGCTTTTAACTACACTGAGTGATGAGGTAGACAGCAAGGTGTGTGATGATAAAGTATCAGAAGCCTTTGATGATGTATGGGATATGGTAGATGAGATAGACACAACACAGGAGATAACATGAAAATAACAGCATGGAACATAGGTATTGTTTGGGAAGATGGTACTGAAGAAAATATAGGAGACGTACCTGATTGGGTAGCAACAAGAGTAGATGATTTTTTAAATGAGTTAGAGGAAGAAGATGATGAGTCATAGTTTAATGATGAAGATATCTATCATGGGTATGGTAGTGAGTGCATGGATATTATACTTACTTAATGGGGGTGCGGTGTGAGTTGTAAATTATGTAATGATGTTGGGTGGATAGATACATTCAACACCCAAGACCAAGTGCAAGAGATACAGAAATGTGATGACTGTAATATATTTAAGAATGATGAACAAGCAAGACAGGAGATAACATGAAAGTATATGAGATAACAGTAAGCACAACTGTTCAGATAGATTCAGAAGATGACTATTGCACAAGCGTAGAACATGCTGAAGATATTATGTGGGATAGGTGGGGTGTGTATAAAGATGATTTAAAAATAACTAACGTGGAAATATGGGAGGTTGATGATGAGTAAAACATTATATAAAAAACTAATTGACATATGTGCTAGAGATTTTGTAGTTAATAAATTATCAGAGAAAAAGTTTAATCTTTTTGTTGGTAAATTATATGATGACATAAAAGAGTGGAGCAATCCAATGGACATATCAGAAACAGATATAATTCATAGGATAGGAGAACATGTAAGCCACGTGGTAAGCCTTTCATTAGATGACACACACATAGGTACTAACCACGATTAAACTAACACTACAGGAGCTTAGAATTGACAACTATTTTAGTAGTAATATTACTTAGTTTTATATTTTATTCTTATAAATAACTTGCAATTTTATAAAAAATATGATATAATCTTTGTACAATTTAAAACATTAATGAAATTAATAATTAATTATATTAATAATTTATAATATAAGGATAATAATTATGAGGGTAAGAAGAATAGATATGTTTATTATGAGAAGTTATGGAGATTATTGTGATGAATCATTAAGATATAATGACTTACAAAAATCTTTTAAACAATGGAAGAATGATAACATAAAAGATTTAGTAAAAGAATATATAAAAATGAGGAGATTGGTAAGATGATAGATGGTTTCCTAACACCCATGAACAAGGAAGAGTTCAGAGCATGGGAAAATTATATTATAGAATATAATCACAGCAATCCTACAGACCAAATAGCTTACGAGGTTACTTGGAACGAGGATAATTACAAAGTTAAATTATTGAATTTAAAGGTTGACAATGAGGGTTAGCTATGGTATAATAGCTTCTTATTCAGGTATGTCTAAGGGTGTAGCCCTCAACTAACCTTCCTGAACCTGAAGGCATACGATTCAATCGTGCTAGTTTCTGGTCTAGTGCCAACAAAACCAGACTAATTTTAAAAGTTTTACAAGGTGTTCGAGCTACTGTAAAATCTTTAGAGGTGGTAACGCTTACTAAAGTTGTAGATGAAATGGGATGAGAACTAAACCGATTACCTTCCCTTGTAAATTATGGTGCTGACAAGATTCACGAGGTCAGTTAAATGAGACTTGTTAAATACTCAAGCCATAGAGACAGTCGTTCGGTGTCTATAAAAGATAATGTTCGAGTGCTGGGTATCACTTTAAAGTACCCACTTTTAACTGGAGGGTTATATGAATCTATATTTTAAATCAACAACACTAGACAAAGAGATAGGTTGGACATGGAAAGACATGGACAAAGCCTACTGGAACACGTGGATACCTAAGAAGTCTGATATCAAAATCGTTACAAGACTTAACAAAGAACAAAAGAAAGAAGCACTTGATGAGTTATGGGAAGACTTGCAAGGGGCTATACAATTTACAAGAGATAGAAACAATGCAAGAAGAAGACAGAAAAGACTTGACAAGAAAGACTAACTCTGTTATAATGTCACAACTTAATACAATCCAAAGGAGGAAAACATATGTATGAGTATGTAAAAGGAAAGGCAATGTGGGCTAATATCACAACGCCTAACACGAGGTTTGAACCTCACAAGTATGGCTTAACTGTACTGACTGACACCGAGACAGCATCTAAGTTGGAAGACTTAGGACTGAATCAAGTTAGGTCAAGGACAGGCGAAGCTAAGTATGATGAACCTGCTTTTACTTTTAGTAAGAGAGCATCTAAGAATGATGGTAGTGCCAATGTCGCACCTAAGTTGGTAGACATGGATGGTAATGCAATGGATGTAGCAGTAGGTAATGGCTCTGAAGTAACTGTTAAAATCAAACCATATAAAAATAATTATGGTAGGTTTGCAGAACTGATGGCTGTTAAGGTAGATAGCTTAGTGGAATACGCTGAACAAGAATCTGATAACGAGGAATTTTAATATGATTATTACTATTAAGAATGATGATGGCGAATCAGTCTATGATGTATCAAAGATTGAGGACGAGCAGAAGAGAGCAGGTGCTAATGTATCTATCAGTAAGATAGGAACATTGAATGTATTAGTAGAGGCATTGAACTATGCTTCACAAGGACATCAAAGCAACCTTGAATCTGTATTGAAAGATAGTCCAGAGGCTGTCGTAGAACAAGAAGAAGAAACTGTAGAAGAACCTGTAGAAGATACAGAAGAATCTTAATTCATAGTGAGGGCTAACATGGATAAAACTTGGGATAAATTACATCAACCTTGTCCACTTTGTGACAGTAGTGATGCTGTTGGAATCAATGAAGATGATTCAGCAAAGTGTTTTAGTTGTGGAGAATTTATGCCGAGCTATACTAACGCATGTGGAGGAAAGGATATGCAAACAGTAACGACAACACAGACTAAACAACCTGATATAGTAGATGAAGGTAATTTTTCTGCCTTAACTGATAGAAAGATTACTGTTAACACAGCCAAGAAGTATGGAGTTAAATGTGTACATGACCTACAAGGTAATGTAGTTAAACATTTCTATCCATTCTATAATGGTCATGAGTTATCAGCTACTAAAGTTCGTAACGTAAAGAGCAAAGACTTCTTTGTATCTGGAACTTACAACGAGACAGGTTTGTTTGGTCAACAGTTATTTAAAGGTGGCAAGTATGTTACTATAACTGAAGGCGAGTGTGATGCAATGGCTGCCTATGAACTGTTAGGTTCTAAGTGGGCTGTTGTATCTATCAAGCGTGGTGCAAATGGTGCAGTGAGAGACATCAAAGAAAGCTTAGAGTTCTTTGAAGAGTTTGAAAATGTCATCATTGCATTTGATAATGATAAGGCAGGAAAGGAAGCATCTATTAAAGTTGCTAGACTTTTCAAGCCCGGGAAAGCTAAGATACTTTCTTTACCTAATGGTTTTAAAGACCCTAACGATATGCTTCGTTCTAATAGGCACAAAGAATTTGTTGAGGCTTGGTGGGCTAGTAAAGTTTACACACCTTCAGGTGTTATAAATGTTACTGAACAACGTGAGAAGTTTCACAATCGTGAAAAGAAACAAAGCGTTCCTTATCCTTATGAAGGACTGAACAAGAAATTGTATGGTCTTAGAGCAGGAGAACTGGTCACACTTACAGGTGGTACTGGTCTTGGTAAGTCAAGTGTTACAAGAGAACTTGAACATCATCTTATCAAGAACACAGAAGATAACGTAGGCATCATAGCATTAGAAGAAGATTGGAGAAGAACCATTGATGGTATCTTATCTATCGAAGCTAACGCTAGGTTGTACGTTGACCAAGAACGTGAGAAGTTTTCCAAAGAAGAATTAGATAAGATGTTTGATATGCTATACGATGGTGATAACCGAAATAGAGTATGGGTACATTCCCACTTCGGAACTAACGACATAGATGACATCTTTACTAAGCTTCGTTTCATGATTATAGGATGTGATTGCAAGTGGGTGGTCGTTGACCATTTACATATGTTAGTCAGTGCTGTACATGAAGGAGATGAAAGACGAGCCATTGATACTATCATGACTAGACTAAGAAGTTTGGTAGAAGAGACAGGTGCAGGAATCATTTTGGTTTCACACTTACGTAGAGTTGATGGTAACAAGGGTCATGAGAATGGTATTGAAGTATCACTATCTCATCTAAGAGGTTCAAATAGTATTGGACAGCTTAGTGATTGTGTGATAGCATTAGAAAGAAACCAACAAGCAGATGACCCTGATGAAGCTAGAACTACAAGACTAAGAGTTCTTAAGTCTAGGTATACTGGTGATGTAGGTCTTGCAGCTAGAGTAATCTATGATGCAGAGACTGGTAGACTATCAGAACTTTCTGATAATGATATAGAATTTGACAACAGTTTAGATGAGGCATTTTAGTTATGGATTTAGTATTTGACATAGAGACAGATGACCTGAAGGCAACGCTGATACATTGTATTGTAGCACAAGATGCAAACACAGGAGAGATATATAAGTATCCACCTGATAAACTATCTGAAGGTTACGAACTTTTATTGAAAGCCGACAGGTTAATTGGACATAACATTATAGGATTTGATATACCACTTGTAGAAAAGTTTGGTAAAATCGATCTTAGTGGTAAAGAAGTTATAGATACTCTTGTACTCTCTAGGCTATTCAATCCTACAAGAGATGGTGGACATAGCTTAGAGAAGTGGGGATACAAACTTGGTCTAGCAAAGATAGACTTTGAAGACTACCTAAACTATTCTCCTAAGATGTTAGAGTATTGTGTGCGAGATGTACAAGTAAATACATTAGTATATAAATCACTTCGCAATGAGTCGAAAGGGTTTAGCAAATCTTGTATAGACCTTGAGCAATCTGTAGCTAAGATTATTAAACAGCAAGAAGTAAATGGTTTCATGTTTGATATGGAGTCTGCACTAATTTTATTAGCAGAGCTAAGAGAAAAGTCTCAACGTATAGAAGATGAAGTACACAATACATTCAAACCTAAATGGGTAGATGATAAGTTAGTCAAGCCTTACATTAAGAAGGATGGTAACTTATCTAAACGTGGTGTAACTGATGATGAGTATCAAAGATGTTTGGATACAAATAACTTTGAGCCTTTCATGAGACAGACTTTACAAGAGTTTAATCTTGGTAGTCGTAAACAGATTGGAGAATATCTTATTGACTTTGGTTGGAAGCCCGACAGGTTTACACCTACAGGTCAGCCTATAGTAGATGAGAAAACTCTATCAGCAGTTACACATATACGTGAAGCAAAACTTATTGCAGACTTTCTTTTGATACAGAAACGAATAGCTCAAGTAGATTCTTGGGTCAACTCTGTAGAAGATGATGGTCGTGTGCATGGTTTCGTTATACCTAATGGTGCTATCACAGGTAGGATGACTCATAGAAGTCCTAACATGGCACAAGTACCTTCTGTTCACAGCCTTTACGGTAAAGAATGTAGGTCTTGTTGGGTTGTAGATGAAGGTAATGTACTACTAGGTGTAGATGCCAGTGGTCTAGAGCTTAGAATGTTGGCACACTATATGAATGATGATGACTATATAAAGGAGATATTAGATGGAGACATACACACAGCTAATCAAAGAGCTGCAAAACTTGAATCAAGAGATAAGGCAAAGACATTCATCTATGCACTCATGTACGGAGCAGGAGATGAAAAGCTTGGTAGCGTGGTCGGAGGAAATACATCAGATGGTAAGAGAGCTAGACAATATTTCTTTGATAATAAGCCTACATTTAAGTCTCTTAGAGACAGAGTACA